TGTTTATTTACATCGGTAAATCCAGGTTGATATGCAGGCAAGAATCCTCTTGCATAAGTAGCTGCTGTAACTGGAGCCATTCTATCTTCCATGCGTCTATTATAATCACTATCAAGACCTGCTTGACTAACACCTCTAGCAACGCTACCAAGTCCAGCTAACTCATCTCTTTGTCGAGCGCCTAATCCGTATTGAGTAGAACCTAAACCGCCTATTTGTCCGCCGTATCCAGAAATATCAGAACCAATACCTCTAGTCAAAGCTGATCTCGTAGCGCCTATACCACCTAACTGATTACCAAATTGAGACAAAGTATCGCCATATCGTTCTCTGGCTTGTTGCTGTCTTCCAAATTCACCCATCGCACTTGATTGAGCATTCTGAAAACCGCTTGAACGAATACGTGCTAACGCTTCACCAAGCCCTCTACCTAAAGAGGAACGTCTTTCATCAGCCGTTAATCTAGCTCTTGAACCAAATGCTGATTCGCCACCAGATTGTATGTCTCTGGCACGTTGCGCTACATCAGCAATATCGCCTTGTTTAAAGACATCATCCATAGTCTGTTGAACTACTCTATCTTCAAACGGGTCGAAATAAGCTTGTGTCATGGTGCTAGGATCAAATTGCATACCCGCAGCTTGTCGTGCCTGTTCAGTTGCACCGCCTAAATATTGTTCTTGTCCAGCAAAATATGGTTGTGCTATTTGGCCTGCTCGTCTAGACATACCTAAACCTTCTAATATGCCACTTTGTTGTGCATCTAAATAAGGTTGATAAGAACCAATGCCGCTATACGCGCCTTGCATTGCTTCCATTTCTAATGGTGATAAGCCAGCTACTTGTTTACCAATAGCAGGATTATCTAAAAAAGATTTTTGTGCAGCTTCATAAGCTGTATTTATTATCCCTGGTGTATCAGGAGAGCCAAAATAAGCTTCTCTTAAATTAGGATCGGATATTCTTTCTGCTCGATCCACTTGTGTCATTACTGGATTAATTTGATTTGTTGCTGGATTATTAATACCAGTAATACCAGCGTTTGTATTTGTAGGCATTACTACTCCATTTTGATTAACTGGTGCTTCTGCTGCTATAGGTTGCTGATTTGGTTCAGTCAATGTAACTGGTGGATTATAACTAGTATTAAAGTAATCTCTGTAATTATCACTCTGGTTCAGTTGGTCAACTGTAGGACCCCTAGCCATATCATCGGTAGGTCTATATTCTGTCTGATTCATTCCATTTCCAAGGTTAAAGAAATTGCCACCTTGTTGTGGTGCTACTGGCATTGGCTGTAGTTGTCTCATAGCTGGCTGTGGCAGTCTTACTCTATCCTGACCTCTGCCTTTAAATTCTCCTCTTTGATTTGATCGCGCCATTACACTGCCTCAAATATGTTCATTAGTTCACGCATGTTAGTAACACCGCGCTCTCTATCTGAATCTGTTGTTTTGATTAATTCTATACCTTTTTTGGTTTTATTCAAATCATATGCGCCTGCGCCTTTTGTAGCAGCAGCCGTCATTACGAATTCACCATCGGATAACATAGCGGGTACATCGTCTGAGGTTCCAGTTCCAGGACCTTCAGATTCTCCACCTTCACGCATATCTAGTTCGGCTATACCGCCTTCACTAAAATATTGTCTAGAAATAAGACCACCGCCTGCAGCAGCTACTGGTCGATTCATAGCATCAAAGTCAAAAGATACTGGTTTTGGACTTAATCCAAACTCTTCTCTAGTACCACCAGTGCCAAGAGCATTAGCTAATTGGTATCTACCTAAAGAATCCATTGATACTTGCGGAGTGTCAGCTAAACCGCCTTGTTTTCTTTTAGTATCGTCATAAACAGCTTTACCTAAAAGACCTATTCCTGCCATACCCATAGCACCGCCAGGAAAATTACCAAACATACTTTCTTTACCATAAGCATCTTCTAAACCACTTTTGCCACCGAATCCAAAGTAATCACCAATTTTTTTAATAAAATCTGGTGTTCCACTTGCACTAGGGATGCCACCTGTAGTGGTTGTTACTGTATTTGTTGGAATTTGATCTAAAGGAATAATTTTACCAGTTACTTTGTCTCTATAAAATTCATTGCCAATATCCCCATATTCTTCCACTAATTCATATCTGCTAGGATCAGGTACAATGCCGACTGTTGGATTAATAGTTGATACTGTCCCTGTCATTGGTGGGATACCATATTTACCAGCAGCATAAGTTCCAATACCACTTAATAAAGCATCTTCTGTTGACCCGCCAGTTGCTTTTGATGTTGCAGCCGCTATTGCTGCTTTAGTTAAATCACTTGTTCCAGGAATATATGTTGACACAATAGTAGGTAATATTTTTTTAAATATATCACTAAATTTACTCATTTTCGTTCCTATTCATTTTCTGCATTATATTTTTCATTTAATATACCTATGAATACCATCTTTCTATATTCCATCCTTCGGATGAACTTGAAATATTTACGGTAACATTTCCATTCGTCTGAATAGAAACAGAGCCTATTGAGGCTTGCAGTTCATACCCCTGTGGACTTGTTGGAGTATGAAGCTGTATCCATCGGTTGCCAGTGTAGACTTGTAAAACACCAATAGATGTATTCCATATTACATCACCTTGTAGAAAAGCTAAAGTGCTGATTTCTTGGTCATTAAACTGTGGCGTAGAATTTGGGTCAAACGAACCTAAGTTAATCTCTAATATTCTAACTAAACGATTGAAAATTTCTTTTCTTGCAAATTCATTAGACTCAACTGGCAATCTTGTTTGTAGTAATTTGCTCATCTTCTGCCATCATTTTTTACATCAATCCTTGTCGCCCCTAAACGCCAACCTAAAGATACATTACCAGCACCTGATTGATCGTCATTTGATTCAACACGCAATACAGCTTGACGGCCTCTAGCTCTTATATTGGCTTTAGTGGTTGATGACGTTATTTCTGAGGTAGCTCTAGTCGTCAATGATTGTCCTGGATAGTTTCTAGTTTTAGTTACTATGTTGACAGAACCATTATTTGAATCTTGTAAGAATCTTATGTCAGGTATCACAGAAGAGATTGACGTAAACCTATCGCCATCATCTAAATCGAAGTCACTTGACTCAATAAAAACATTGGTCATCGCGCTGCCATCATCGTCATACCCTATCTCATGTTGGTATAAATAATTATCTTTAGTAGCTTGCGGATAATTAACAACGCCTGAATCTAGCCAAGATGTTCGTTCTAACTCTCCGTAATACCATACTTTTTCTTGCGTATTGTAAATAACATAACGATCTATTTCGGTTGCAGAAGCTGAAGGATAAAACCAACCTATCTCATTGTTTTCACTATTACTAAAAGCATGAACTTTATAAGCTTGACCATCATTAAAGTCAGAAAATACATAACTTTGTACAGTACAAGGTAATTTTTCTACTGTGCCATTATATATATAGAAACTGCCATAACTCATAAAGTAGACACCGCTATCAGCAGTAATTGCTGCTTTTGGTCCTAATAAACCTGTAGCTTCATTAATAAGATTAATTGCAAAAGTAAATGGAGGTCCAACAAATTGCATACTGTACACAGAAGTATCAGTAAATATAATGATTTCTTGTCTAGACTTAACTGCACCTACAATATTAGAGCCAGATGATAATCGTAAAGAACCAGCCGTATTAGTAATAAGAGGTTCAAATTCTAATTCGTTTTCTTGGTCACTAAAAGCCACTAACATTGGGTCAAGAACCCCACTTCTAGCACTGCCTGATATGGGATCAGCACCTAATACAATTAAATGTCGATCAATTTCAGATGTAATAACTTGCAATCCAAGTGTAGGGACTAGGTTAGCGGTTGCTAAACCTGATAAATCTAAAGCTCTTGTGCTAGTTCCATTATTTTCTACCCAACGATAAATGCCACCGCCACGTGGATTTATAATTAGGTTCTCACCAAAATTGTCATGCGTCCACAATCTTAGTTGTCCGATTGCGGTTAAAGCAGTGGTTGAACCAAATGTACCAGACCCCCAAGTTCCTGATCCCCAACCAGCAGAAGGGACATAACTATCTAGACCTACGCTTATTTGATATGCGCCATCAACTCCAGAACCTCCATTTCCTGTATCACTTGAGTTAGCTGTTACTGTATCGCCAGCAGTATCTTTGGCAACAAAAGTGTATGTATTTACACTAGGGACACTGGCTATTTGATATTCTTGATTTAAAACAGCAGCAGTAACTACGCCACCTAAACTAACTGCGCCAGCTAAAGTGACAAAATCACCTGTTACAGCGCCATGCGCGTTATCTGTTGCTGTGATAGTTGAACTGCCATTAGTAGCAGCGAACACAATACCATTGGTAGTAGTAGCCCTGATAGGGGTTATATCATTGTATACACTGCCATCTTTTATATAATATTTGAATGTAGTGCCTATTCCTAAATAAAGGTTACTGCCTAGACTCATCCAATTATGCAATGCTCTACTTGTGCCTAAATAAGTATTACTGCTTAGTTTTTCCCAGCCACTCATTTTTTCTACGTGACCATTTCTAAATCTTATGAGGTTACAATCAAACCAACCGTCCTCATTATCGTAGGCAGTGCCTTCTCTATTTATCCCTGGTCTAAAAATTCTTTTAGTATACGGCATTTATACATTTTCCCATTCTTCGCCTTCAAACAACAAGGCTTCTGCTTCTCTTCTTCTTATCAATCCTTCTAAAACCTTACCGCCTGCTTTATTCCAACGCTTTATTTGCTCTGGTACATTTTTGTACTCACCCGCATTTAAAACATTTAATAATGTAGAAGATTTTAAGTTAGACGGACCTAAATTATAAACCCAAGCAACTAAAGCATCAAATTGACATTGTTTTAAATCAACGTCAACCATATCATTTATATAGCTTTCATATTCTATTAGTTCTTCAAGTAACCATTCTTCGGCTTCGTCTTGGCTACAAGTATCGCCTTCTTTGACTTTCTTAATTCGGCCATAAGCAATAGTCCAAACTCCTGCTGCACATTTATAAGCTTCAAGCTCGCAACCTTCAAACTTTTTAATTAAAGATAAACCTTCTGTAGAAGTTTTCATCTTATTCTCCCCATGTCCCATCTTCTGTAATTCTACCTGTTTTAGTGCCACCCCAATACTCAACCGCATGTTTTTCTTTGATAAGCAGTTGGCAAATATCTTCGCCATCTTCCGTATAAGGTATACCCAATATTCGACCATATTTACCTTTACCTAGCGATTTAATTTTAAAATTTCCGCAACATAGCTCTTTAAGTCTTTCTTTTGCTTGCAAACCTAATACTTTTTCAGCTTTATTTCTGGTTCTAGATTCGGGTGTATCAATACCTGCAAGTCTTACTCTTTGTTTGTGTAACTTTACTGAAAACCCTAAATCTAATACACAATCAAATGTATCGCCATCAATTATTCGGTCTAGTGTAGCGTTGTAAACAAAAGCATCTGGTGCATCACTCATTATTATCTTCCTCTATAGTAGGGTCATTATCCCTATAATATTTAATTATAGCCAAATTTTGTCTAATGTATCTTTTAATATCAGCTATATTGTTTGATAAATTCTCATAGCCTTGAGCCGTTAAACCATAATATGCCATTGCTGGTGCATCGCCATTATCATAATTATTAACGTATTCTCGCATTGTTTCAGGGTTTAGTATTTTCCATTTTACTTCAGCAGGGTCAATGTTTCCTGGTAAAGGTGGATGATACATTGGTGCAGGCTTCTCAATAGTTATTACTTCTATTGGTTTTACTGTTGGTACTGCAACTGTATTAAACATACTACCTAAAGAAGAACATCCTGTTGTAAATAAAATTAAACTAATTAGGTATATTTTCTTCATCAAATTGCCTCGGATTAGTTAGCTCTACTAGCTCTTTATTTACTTTTACTGTTCCTTTATTAACAATTTTCTCAATTAGACCTGGTTTAGCTATCGCTAAGTTATTAAGATCATGTCTAGCAAAGGTGTTTCTTAATTTATTGACTTCAGCTTGAGCAAGCTTACTGTCTTCATTTAGTTGAGTGATTCTTTCTTGGCTTATCTTTTGTTGTTCTAACTGTTCAGTTATTTGGTTGTTTTGTGAAGAAATTGTATTTTCTAAAACAGCTTGGTTGTTGATAGCGGTTTGTAATTCTATCTGAAGTTTTTCTATTGTTGCTTTTTGCATATTAATATACATTGCACTTCCAGCAATACTTACGATTAACAAACTACCTAATATTAAATTTAGTTTAAATCCCATGTATATACTCTTAATGGTTTAACCTTGCCCTTTACTTCTATTGGATCTAATTCCTTTAAAGGATAACATGAATGCTTTGCTGTTTCTTCACCTATTAATGTGCCTACACCTGCAACTTTAGTGCTTGATTCCAAGCGTGCCGCGACATTACAAGGATCACCTATCAAACTAAAGGCAAACCTATCGGTAGCCCCAAAGTTACCTGCTATGCAAATACCAGAATTGACACCTACACCTATTGCAATTTCAGGTATACCTTCTGCTTTAAACTTTTTATTTAGTTCTATAATGTTTTTTTCTATTTCTTTAGCAGCTCTCAAGGCTAAGTTACGGTGGTCAGGTTGTGGGATAATAGTATTCCAATGGAACATACCTGCATCTCCAATAAACTTATCAGTACATCCGTAGTATTTATTAGCTGCTTTTACCTGTACGTCTAAAACATTGTTCATAATGTACGTTACCATTTCAGGTTCTACAGATTCTGATAGGCTAGTAAAGCCTCTTAAATCGGTAAAAATAATACTACAGTCAACTCTGTTACCGTTGACCTTACATAACTCAGGATTGTCTTGTAACTTTTTAACCATGCGCGGATCAAGATATTTACCAAATTGCTTTTTAACTAGTTGCCGTAGCTTATATTGTTCTCTAAACCGTAAGTAAAACGCTGTTGCACCTGTAATGAACTGACAGATAAGTGTCCAAGTAACATCAATCAGTAAACCTTTTTGTATTAGATAAAAACCTAAGTAAGCATTACCTAACATGGTTAAAGCAAAAAGACTGATGCCTAATGTAATACCCAGTAAACTAAGGATAAACCAAGTAATAACAACAGAAAATAACAGCATTAATAGTTCT